AGAGAATTAGTACCTAAGACAGAGTATTTAACACCTTCTTTATTAACCATATGATGAATAGCACGTGTTGGACCTGTTAATTTTTTATCTCCAAGAGAAGACCAGCCACCTACTTTTTCAGGTGTGCCATATCTAAAACGAACATTTTCTCCTCCAGTCCACATGGCTTCTGCTCCTGTAGGGGTAAGTTGTTTATTAAATCCGGGTAAAAATCCTATCTTTTGTAGCATAAGGATCCATTATATAAGGTTTTATGGATTTTGGTAGTCTATATTTCTTTACAAAATCCTTATAAAGGGAGCAGTAGGTATGGTGAAATACTGCCCCCATTATAGGGATCATATCATTTTTTAAACCAAGAGGGAAGTCCTAAATGAGGACGTTTATCAAATCTATTTTCTTTAGCCCCTGTAGTTTTACAATTGTTATAATGAAGAAATGATTGTGCACAATCTTTACCTTTAAATTTTTCTCTCCAATGTTCTAATTCCATACCTTTATAAACCAACATATCTCCTGATTTTAAATCCACTTTAATACCTTTAGCTTTGCTTTCAGTAGTAATCTTTTTACCATCTGGTATACCTACATTTTCCTTAGGACTTAAATATATTGACCATTTATCCCCACCCAAATGCATAGTCGTAGATATTTCACAACTAAATCTATCTTTGTGTCTTTTTAATTCATCACCTTTTTTATATATTCTTGTATAGGAATAAGCTGGATATAATTTAAGACCTGTGTGCTTTTCCATAATAGGCTGACATTTTAACATTAAAGTTTCCATAGCAATATCAGAGTATTGGGAATAAGTATTTGGTATTTGTTCATCATCCCATCTTCCTAATAGAGTTTCAAATGGAGATATAAATCTTGTTTTAAAACAAGTCTTAGCTACCTGTCTTTTTAGTAAAAGATAGTTGTATAAAAATTCTGATAATTCTTTTGGAACAGCTTGTCTAATAATTAAGTATTTATCTTTTTTAAAGTCCATATTAAAAGTAATTAAAGTTAATAACCATTCTATTTTTACAGTCAGTAGAGTTAGTTCCAGAATGCTTTATCTTAGAATCAAACAACACCATTCTATTGCTTTTGCTTTTTATTTTTTTGCCTTCAATAACAGTATAACCATTGTTATCATTAACATAATAAATACCAACTTTACATTTAAAATCTTGATCCCAGTGTGGTTTATATTCTACTAGCTTCTGAGTAATGGGAGTTAAATTAGCTTTTATTCTTACCAATGATAAGGGTTTTAGTTTATCTATTAAAGGGTATAGATGATGATAAAAATCTGAATTGACTTTATAATCATTATAAAACGTATGGTAGAAATGATTGTTAAATAAATCATTATCATTATTTTTAAAATGTATTTTATCAGGTTGAAAAAACCATGGAAAATTACTTCCTTCTAACATAGACTTTAACCTTAAACTATCTTCTGTCGCTAAATAATTATCTATAATTTTAACCATCTTTTGCCATCCCTGAAGGAATAGCAGTTATATTCCAATGTATAAATCTAAAAGGTTCTTTACCATGATCAACTGCAAATTCATGTTCTAGGTATGCGGGAAAAATAAGTAAGGTTCCTGGCTGTGGTTTAAAATGAACAAGTTCTGTACCAAGAAAAATAGAGTTTGGTTGTGGTCTAGTGTTTAATTTAGTTGTTCTGAGACCAACCCTTGGATCGTGAAATACTGGCATAGAAGTGTTAGGTCCACATTTTAAAAAATAAAATCCTGATACGTGTTGGTTAGAATGTATATGTGCTGAGTGATGACCTCCTCCTTTTTTAGCAAATTCTTGTACCCACATTTCAGAAAATATTGTTTTATATTGTTCCATATCAAAACCCATATAATTTAAAAATTCCCAAGATTTTTGACCAATGTAATTTCTTAAGTCTATAAAATCATTATCAGTAAGTAATGGTGTGGAATGCCACGATACACCAAAGTCCCCGAATTGTTTTATATATTTTTTAGACTCAGGCCTATTTTTTGATTTTTTAATATATTTATCACTTGCTTTGTTTAAAGATTTTACAAACTCTGGTTTGTGTTCTGTCCAGATAGGTGTTTTAAAATGTTCTGTTTTGTCCATATTATTTATAAGGGTATCCTACATTCCATAGAACTAATGAATATCTTACTCCTTTTGTTACGGGTTTAACTCGATGCCAAAGAAAACTAGGAAAAACAATAAGACTTCCTTTAGATAATATCTCAATTCCTTTTCTTAAGTGTTTGGATTCCTCTCGCTGGTGAGGTTCATAGTTTCTAAAATCAAATTCTAATTCACCTCCTTTATATTCTGAGCCATCTGTTAGTTGACAAGTAACAGAAAGTTTTCTAATCATACCATGATCTCTTAAACCAGGATGATTATATGGTTTAGGCCAAGTATCTTGATGCCAATCGTAATATTGATTAAGTTTATATTTTGTAAACTGACATGCTTCCGAATGCTCCCATTCAAAATTCCACCCTGCTTGCGCATTAGCATGATGTATATAGGGATGTATTTCTTTATAGATCCACTCATCATCTAAAAACACAACATCTGAATTTCTTTTTTGTTTTAATTCTGATAATTGTTTTTTAGTAAGTTCTCTCTCACCAAACCCACCAGTTCTAGCCATCTGTTCTTTTTTTTCTAATCCAAACTTAATAACATCATCACAAAATTTAGATGTTAATGCAGATTTAAAATACCAATAATAATCATTCAACATCATAAGCTTTTATAGATAGTCATAGGTAATGCTTTGAACAAAGTTTAAAGCATCTTTTTGATCATTAGTTATGTAATACATATTAGTAGAAGGAAACATAATAAATTTATTATTAGTTAAAGGAATATCCCAAGATTTTCCTTTTCTTCTATTGTCGTCATAGTGTATTCTAACATTACAATCTTCTACCTGTACACCATATAACAATATAAAATCAGGAGAATGTTTAAGATCTACTGGATCTATATGTAATAATGGAGGACTTTTTTGTTGGGGCTTATAGATATTACCCCATATTTTCTGGTCAATTAATTTCATGTCGTAGTTTAAATTTATAAAATCTTTTATATAAACATTTAACTTATCTAAAGTTCGTGAAGGTAGAATGTCAGTGTCTTTAAAAGTAGAATGTAAAATATGATGAGCTAAATCAATTCCATCTATCTCCCAGTCTTTGGGCATTGAAACATCACCATAATATAATGCTTGTTCTGTTAATACTTTCTTTTGCATACCAATTCCTTTTATAAAGAAAGATATTATAAAGTCAATATTATTGAAAAAAATTGATCTAGATCAATTATGAGCTTACGTCTGTCAGATCCCAAGACTGACCACTTTCATTCCAAACATAACGCCATAAATGAGTGTACGCGTCATTCTGTGCTTTTTGTTCTGCAGTTAAAGCTGGTGCATCACCAATTGGTGAATGCCATCTAGCATCTGTAGTATTTAAAACCCATGAAGGATATGGTTTTGGAGAAATAAATATTTCGTTTACTGGATCCCAAGTATAACCTATACCTGCATAATTTCCTCTAAGGGGAGTACCACCTTGTCTATGTACGCCTGCTCTTGTATTTTTAGAAGTTTGAATCCAAAGATGAGCCGGCCAATTTAAACATTTCTCTAAAAATTGTTGTCCTACAGCTTCCTCTTCAACACCTTTTCCATTAGTTGTATCTTTGTCATCTACAACAACGACATTTAAAACTATGTTTGATTCTGATATTTTTGCAAAGTTTGCCATATTATTCTACTATTTTATACCTTACTATAACTACTCCAGTACCACCATCTCCAGCGCCAGTATCTCTAGCACCACCGCCGCCACCGCCAGTGTTTGCTGTTCCATCAACTGCTGGTTGACTTGTTCCGGGCGCACCTGCTCCACCACCACCAGATCCACCGGATCCTACTGGTCCACCATCACCACAGCCGCCGCCTCCACCACTTCGTGTGTAAGGTCCATTAATATTTGTTGTTGCTCCTGCGCCGCCAGGACCACCCCGTCCAGGGGTACCTGCGCCTGTTGCGCCTCCGCCACCAGCTGATGCCCATGGGGGTCCAGTTGATGCAGATCCACCACTATTTCCTTGAGGAGGAGTTACTGGAGGTGTATTTCCTGATCCAGGACCAGGACTAGGTGAGTTGGTAGTAGCACCGCCACCGCCAGATCCACCTGGTTGTCCGGCTACATTATTATCTCCACCACCACCATTTCCACCACCGGCAGATGTTATAGTTGAAAAAGTTGAAGGTCCTCCAGGAGTTGAAGGGTTTGCAGATGCAGGTGGAGTACCTCCATTACCTGATCCTCCTACTGTTATAGGATAAGCTCCTGCTGATACTGTTAAAGAAGAAGTCGCCGCCAAAGGACTAGCTGTATATGGACCTGAAGTTGCTTCAACATGAGATTCTCTAAAACCTCCTGCACCGCCACCACCACCGTGGTTTGTTCCACCACCGCCACCGCCAGCTACTACTAAATAATCAATTGCACCTGGACCGGGAACAGCTGAAACACAAAAAGTTCCACTACCTGTAAATACATGATATCTATATGATCCGCATGGAGTACATGTAATTGTTCCACCGGTAGCACAGATTGGTAAAACTACTTTACCGCCTGAACCAAATCCTAGAACTTGATAACCAAAGCTTTTACCTCTGGCAGGTTTCTTTTTTTTTGAATTTTTTACTCCGACGTTTTGGAGTATGTCTATTTTATGGTCTCTCATTACTCTACTCCTTATGCGTCGTTAGCTGCATCAGTAGTGTAGAATATTTTTACTCCGAGAACTCTAGCTTCACCAGTAAAAGTATCACTACCATCTGCTGCATCTCTATATAATTGAAAGTACGTTTGTTCACCTGCTGCAGGAGATCCCGCAACTGTCATTGCACTGCTTTCAGATGTAATTTGTTGATCTTCAACTGTTCCGATTCCAGCGTCTGTAACTTCTATTGCTGTTCCATATGCAACATCAATAGTATCACCGTCTGCACATGCCACAGCTTGTAAACCAAATATACAATTTCCTGTGTTAGTTGAACTAGGAGCCCAATAAACTTGATAAGTTAATGTGCTTTCATTCCATGATTTTGGCATAGCTATTGAAAATTGAGTGTATTGTTTTGTACTAGCATCAAAATCAAATACTTTCATATCAGGTCTTGTAGCTGTTGTTTCTACTTGTTCAGCATCTGCTGGATTAGTTGTTGGACCATACATTGCTGGAGCAGGTACCCATATAGTTTCTTTTCCTGCAATTTTAACTGCAGCAACTGTTCCGCCACCATCTTCAGCTTGAATAACTCCAGTTCCTTTTGTTTTAAATGCAATACCTATATTTGAATCATCACCTGATGCTTGAATAATAGGATTATTACCTGTCGCTGCATTAGCTATTGTAATTTCATTAACTGCAGAACCTGTAGCTGTTAAAAGAGCTAATTGATTACTGTTCGTATCTAAAATAGAAGTTCCTATTATAGGAGATGTTAAAGTTTTGTTTGTTAAAGTTTGAGTACCAGTAGTAGTAACAAATCCTAAATCAATGATGTTAGGATTAGATCCTGATCCAGTACCATAAACTATTTTAGAAGATGTATCACCACCTGTAAATGTAACACTAGATCCTGTACCAGTCACATATTTAAATGTAACGTTTTGAGATCCTGTTGTAGAATTTTTAAGGACATACATTTGTTGTACGTCAATTGGAATAGTTACGTTTCTAGCACCTGTAAGTGCACCTGTTAATTCAACTACTCTATGAGCAAGAGTTGCTCCTGTTGATCCATCAGATACTGATAATGTTGTATCTCCTGAATCAGATACGGCTTGAGTGGTATAACCACCAGCATATTGTTCAATAATTTCTAAGTTTGTATTGGTTTTTGTTCCCCAAGTTCCGGCATTTTCACCGGTTGCCATTTTTTCAACACCTAAAGGTGTATATGTTGAAGCCATAATTTATCTCCTGCTTAATTCTTTAATTTTTATTTTATTTTATACATAATGTCAACATCATATATTTAATATTATGGTGGTGAAACTTTACTCCAACCACCGCCTTGTGTAGGGGTTACTTTTTTCCATGCAATTGGACCACCTACTTGACCCACTGTACTAGTTGCTGAAAGTCCTGTCAATCCTATAGTCATTTCTGTAGGAGAAATAGAACCAGTGCTTGCAGTTGCTGAAACCCCTGTTAATCCCATAGTCATTTCTGTAGGAGAAATAGAACCTACTGAAGACGTTAGACCTAGTCCGCTTATATCTATTATTTGAGCATCATTTGCTTCTAGAGATCCAACGGAAACTGTTGCTACACCTGCTGTACTTATTCCTACTACATCCGCAGGTAAAATAGATCCTACAGAACTTGTTCCAACTAAACTTGCTAAACCTTGAACATGGTCGGCCCCATCATTAAGACTTAATTGACCTATAGAAGCAGTGGCACTTACGCCTGAAATTTGTTCTGGTATATCTAATTGAGTTGGTACTGAAGCAGTTGCTGAAACTCCTGTTAACCCTACAACATCTGCAGGATTTAAATAGAAAATTCCACCGTATCCATCTTCACCCCATGTTTGATATCCCCATCCTACGTTTGGAAGAGATGCCGTAAGACCATCTGGAGCTGTTAAAACAGCTGTTGTAGTATTTTCCCCCCAGTTGTTATCTCCCCATGTATTACGTCCCCAACCATCGGTTGCTTGAGCGTATGCTAATTCTCCAAGAGATATTGTTGCTGAAACTCCAGTTAAAGTAATAACGGGACTATAACTATCTCCCCAAGGTTCTTCACCCCATTCAGCTCTACCCCATCCAACTGATAAATCAATTACAATACTACCTACGCTAGCAGTTGCAGAAACACCAGTTAAAGAAACAGTGTTATCATTTAATTCTCCCCATTCTCCATATCCCCACGTTTGATAACTCCAACCTCTATCCGCTTGAGCTGTTAATTCACCTATTGAAGATGTTAAAGTTGAAGGGGCGGTTAATGATTGAGTAACAGTATCAGATTGCCAAGAGTTATAACCCCAGGTTGTACCGGCTTTATTCCAAGTATTAGCCATAAGGAATTCCTCCCTATGCTATACGAATTATCGCTGTAGTTGCTGCTGCTGCTGGAAATTGAACGGTGAAAGTTCCACT